ATACGGACACCCGGCCAGCCGTGCGACTGCCGCCCGTCATCGGATCGAGGATGATCGTCGCCGTCCCCGTAATCAGACTCGCCGTCACCGTGATCTGCGCCCCCGGCGCCGAGCTGAGCCCGCCGCCCGTCGCGAACCCCGGCGTGAACGACACCGCCGCCGGGAGCACGCGCCCCGGAGCAGCTGCAGCGCCGGTCGCCGTGCCGGCGATTAGCGAGGTCGATGCGGTGAGCGTTGCGCCTGGTGCGTTGCCCGATGCCCCCGCGCTGGCGGCCCCGGCGATGAATGACAGCGTGGCGGTGACGGTTGCGCCTGCCGCGCTGGCCGCACCTGTTGCAGCGCCGGCCAGCAGGCTGGTCGTCGCGGTGATCGTGGTGCCGGGCGCGTTGCCGGTTGCGCCTGCCGATGCCGCGCCGGGGAGAAACGACAGCGTGGCGGTCAGCGTCTGACCGGCTGCCGATGCGGCACCCGTCGCCGTGCCCGAGAGCAGCGACAGCGTCGCCGTCAGCGTGACGCCGGATGCGTTACCTGCAACGCCGCCCGAGGTGGCCGCGCCGGGGATGAAACTCAGAACCGCCGTACTGGTGACGCCGCCCGCGGCGGCTTCGCCCGTTCCAGCGCCGACCAGGAGCGACAGCGTCGCCGTCAGCGTTGCACCTGGCGCGTTAGCGCCTCCAGCGCCGCCCTGCTGCGAGAGCAGCGTGAGCAGCATCGGTTAGCCCGCCAGGGTCTGCAGCTGGTTCAGCGTCGTTTGCGTCTCAGCGAGGTCTGCGTCGATCCGAGCGGCCTGTCGCATGTCGCCTAACGCAACGGCAGAGCCTCGCACGCTTTGAAGATGGGTCAGCCGACGCTCGCACATCAGTATCAGTTCCGCGATTGTCATCAGATCACCATTTGCCGCAGCAGAACGGTCGAAGTGTTGAGCAGCATGTAGACGTAGTAGATGTCCGTCGCCCCGTCTTTGTAGATCACGTCGAACGCCGTATCGCCGAGCAGCGCCGCGCCCTGCGGGTAGAGCATCGTGGACCACGGGAACATCTCCGAGCGGGCGAAGTTGTAGGCAAACCAGCGGCCCGTCGCTTCTTTTTGGATGTACAGCGTGCCGTCGTGCAGGGAGTACTTCGTGCCGGTCGTGAACGTCTCGGTGCTCGGGCTGTAGGTGATCGCCGCCCATGTGTTGCCTGCGATATCGTAGCGGTCGAGCAACGCGCCCGCCGCGCCCCGAAACGAGTAGATGTAGCGCCCGTTGAGGATCAGCGATTCGTTGTTCCAATCATCCTCGGGCACGGAATGCACCCAGTGCCCCGACAGGCCCGCTCCCGGTGCGCCGCCGCGCGCAACACCCGGCGACAGCGTTGACCATGTGTTCGCCGCGATGTCGTAGCGGTACAGCGTGACCGCGTTGCTGCCCATGTAGTACAGGAAGTTGTCGTTGCCCGAGATGTCGTAGGTCGAGGTCGCGTCCGGCGTCGTCGTCCAAGTCGCAACGGTCAGCGAGTCAGTGGTGTTGGCCGTGATCGTGCGAATCTGACCCGCGCCCGTGCCGCCCGTGATTCGCACTTGCGAGTTGATCCACTGACTCGCAGTCCATGTCTTGCCGGTCTGGGTCAGGGTCGTGCCGGTCGCCGAGGTCGCCGTGCCGGTGGCAAACGACTTGAACGCGCCATCGACAATTGACGGCGTGCCGATGAGCTTGCCGTCCGTTGCAAGTGATGCAGGCAGGCCGGTCTGCGAGAGCGTGTTCCATGTGTTCGTCGCGTAGTCGTACACCCGAAACGAACCTGCAGCCAGCGTGCCTGCACCGACGACATAGAATCGCGGCGTCAGCAGCCGGTAGACCGTCGATGCGCTGAATGCACTGGCCTGCGTGGCAACGGTGATCACGGCGTTCGTGCCGATGGTGTTGCTCACAATGTCGAGCGCCAGGCCGTTGTTCGGGCCTGCCATGATCAACACCTTGTAGCCCCGCAGATCGCGCGCAAGCGTCTGGTTGGTCGTGATCGTGCTGGTCGTGCCAGCGGTTGCCGTCAGCGATGCCACGCCCACGGCCGCGCCGGTTGACCATGCGCCTGCCGTGCCGCTGGCCCCAGCTCCGAAGGCGCCTGACAGCGCAGGCGAGGGCAGGTTGACCCAGCCATCCTCGGACGGGTTGTAGATTGCAGCCGCCGTATTGCTGGTAATCAGCATCTGCTGCTGGCGGAGGTGCCGCGACGACACGATGAACGATCCGGCCACCGATGCAACAGGCGACGGCGCGCAGAACTCCCAGCGTTTGAGGTCGAGGATTTTTCGGTTGCCGTTGGTCGTAGGCATCAGGTCACCGTGATATTTCTGCGCAGGTTGTCCGCCTGCATGTGCATCAGCGCAGGGATCTGGTCGTTCGCAGCAAAGCCGCCGATCTGCGTTTGGTTCGTGAGCGTCGAAAGCGTCGTAAGCGTCGTAATCGTCGTAATCGTTGACAGCGTGCCGGTTACCGTTGCGTTGAAGTTTGCCGCCGTCGCCTGCCGCGCCTCCATGATCGGCTGGCCCAGCGTGTTGGGCAGCGCGAATCCGATGGTCTTGGTCAGCGCGGCAATGGCGAATCGCATCGCCTCGATGGCCTCGATCAGTTCGCCGTATGCGGCCATCGGCATCGGGTTGTCGGCAGAGACATCGACCGCAATCTTGTCGTCGTCAGGACCGCTCAGGGTGGCAAGCCCGGTGACTTGCAAATGCGCCAGCTCACCGGAATACGAGACCTCGCGCGTAGCGACTTTTGCGCCGGAACCCGGTGTGTACCCTACGTTGTCGGTTCCCATGATCGTCGATCAGTTCTGGAATCGAACGGTCGACAGCGCCAGGCTGAACGTCGCCCCGGTCGAGGTCACGTCCGAGCCGAAGTCGTTCACCGCCACCAGCTCGTCGGCCGTGGCCGCGCCGCCGCGGGCCTTGTAGTAGACGGCTTTACGCGCGGTGATCGTCGAGCTCGGCCACGACACCGCGCCGAGCGTGATGTCGAGCCGGTCGTTGACCGTGTCCTTCGTGACCGTGATCGTGGTCACGATTCCGCCAGCGGTGTAGCCCGTGCCTGTCACCTCGTTCGTGACATCGGAGCGCCGCGTGTGCGTGTCCTTGTTCTCGGAGTACGCGCTGGTGGTCAGCAGGACGCGGAAGGTGTCCGTGTCCATGTCGATCGCGCCGCGCGCCAGGTCTTCGAGGAAGCTGTTGTAGATCAGGGAGGGCATATCAGTCTCCTGCCTTGATGTTCTGCGGCAGCGTCATCGCATAGGCGACGGCAGCCGGGTCGTCGTCGACCTTCGCCATGGCCTTGAGTTGCGGCAACAGCGCGGTCGGCACCTCGACCACATCCCCGCACAGTCCGAAGTTGCCGTCGGAGATGCACCGGACGCGGGTCATGCCTTCGCCTGCCTGTTGATGCTTCGGCATTCTGGGTACTCCCATGACTCGCCACCGCTGTCGCGCAGACCAGCGGCGGCGATACTTCGATCAGGTCGCGCTGTTCTGGCCCAGGCGGATCGGCGAACGCGCCGCGGTTGCGGTCGGGTTGCCGAAACGTCCATCCATCCGGGCGAACAGGTAGAAGCCGATCTGGCCCTGGTCGATGAACCGCTCCTGCGCACGCACCAGCGACATGCCCCGGACACGGCGAACCATGTAGTAGGCGAAGTCGCCGAACGCCACGGAACGGGCGTTGGCGGCCATGACCGGCGCGTCCGGGTTGATCTGGTAGCGATACCCGAGGATCGTGCCGGGGAATGCCACGCCGTTGTTGCCGGCGGCGACGGTGTAGTCAGGCATCCAGATCGGGCGGTTGGTGGTGTCGAGCTGCGTCTTCAGCGACTGCAGCACGCCGTCGCTGAACATCCAGAGGCAGTTCGGCGAACGACGGTACATCGGATCGACCGAGTGCTCGAGCGCGACCAGCGAGGCGTACGGGAACTGCAGCGTGTTGCCCGTGCCCGCCGTGTGGCCGATCGTGGCGCCGACCGAGGCGTTGAACAGGCCCTGCGGCTGGCCCGAACCGGTGCCGGTGGTGGCGTGGCCGTTGAAGCCGCGCCAGAGGCGGATCGCAAGCTTCCGGTTGATGTAGCCCTCGAGGTCGAACGCCGAATCCTGCAGCAGCTCGAGCGACACGCGCACCAGCGAGCGGTACATGAAGGCGTTCAGGCTGACCGTCGCGAACACCGAATCGGCCGAGGCGGTGAGCGAAACGCCCTCCGCCACGATCGCCGCAGCGTTCGCGGTGTCATCTTCCAGCGGCACCGGGATGCTGTTGCCGCTGTCGGTCTCGACCACGGTCGACACGCTCGGCTCGATGAAGCCGCCCCAGAGGCGCTGCGTTTCGACAAGGGTGTTGTAGAAGCCCTGCGGGACGGTAAAGCCGCCCGATGCGCCGGTCAGCGACAGATCCCGCTTTTCGACCAGCATCTTGCGGTGCTCGTCGGCGATGTCGCTGGTGCCGTGGTGCAGGTAGGAGCGGAACGCGCTCTGGTACGGGTCGGCGGCCTTCTGCTTGTTCTTGCCGGCGAAGTCGCGGGCATCGGCGTCTTCCAGCGTGCCCTCGAGGTTCGTCGGCAGCATCTGCGCGCGGCGCACCAGTTCTTCGCCCATCGCGGCCGCACGCTCGATGCGGACCTTGAGGTCGTCGATTTCGGTGCGTGCGTTGTTCCACACGACCAGCTCGTCTGCCGTCAGTGCGCGGTCTTCCTTCTCCGCGGCCTCGTGGGTCTTCTTCATCACATCGACCGCCTCGTTGTAGCGGCGGCGCAGCTCGTTTGCTTCTTTGCTCATGGTGTTTCTCCTGTTGGTGGCAGCCGGCCGGCTTGCGATCTGCTTCTGACCGCTCGCGGGCCGACAGCGCGAAGCGGTGAAACTTGTGCCCCGCTACGGGACGGCGATTCTCAGCAACTCGACGTGCCGCGCTCGGGCGTCATGGCGCCCGTGCATGCGCTGCGTC